TGGATGACTTCATCTCCAAGATACCGTCGATGGATGGACGTGTTCTTGTGAGTGGAGATTATGAGGCCGCTACAGATAACATCGATCCACAGATGTCCTTGTATGCGTTGCGTGCTGTAATGAAGCGAATTGGAGTTAATCCCCTACATCGTGGGATTTTGGAGAAGTCACTTGTTGGTCATCGTTTATACACCGAAGATCATGATCGACAAGCCGATCAAGTCTGGGGACAACTCATGGGTTCACCCACGAGCTTTCCCATTCTATGTATTGTAAATGCCGCGGCGACGAAGGTAGCCCTCGATCTCCATTCTGAGTATGACGGTCCGTTTTCGAACTATCCGATACTCATCAACGGAGATGATGTGGGTTTTCCCTGTCGCCCCGAGACTTATGATACATGGAAGAGAGTTACCCGTCAGGCAGGTCTTAAGTTCAGTCTTGGAAAGAACTATACCTCTGACCAGTTCCTGATGTTAAATTCGGAACTTTGGGAACTCACAGACCAGATCGACTTCTTCGGGCAGAAAAGTTTGAGACTGTGGCGAGTACCACATCTCTGTTCTGGACTTCTTTATGGACAAGTTCGTGTGTCCACATCGAAGGGGGACTCCAATCCCCTCCAATCAGATGATGATCACACCCAGAAGGGAAAGAGTATCGGAGCCATCTGCCGAGACCTTCTAGAGGGTTGGTCCTTAAGTCAAAGAGAATATCTTCTCTCTCGTTTTATCACACTCAATCGTGATATACTTAAGGACCTACCCTCTGGAATGTCCTGGTGGCTCCCTCGCTCCCTCGGAGGTGTGGGTCTCCCTTGGGTAACACCCCCCAAGATCTCATATCAACAGCTCAAACTTGCTTCCTTTATCCTGTCTCTCAACCCTTCCGACAAACACCTCTGTACTTTGTACAATCCTTCACTTCCCCTATTTCTGGGAGAGTATATGAAGGATGTGATGCGACTTGAGGATGAACTTGGTCAGGAATGGATTAGAATCCGTTCTAAACCCCCTACCAAGCCTCACATGCCCGGCCTGGCCAACTACCAGCGCTGGGGAACACATGAGGAGGGAATAGATCCCCTCTCTGGTCGACAAGCATTCTCGAGGTTATGTCGAGCCTTCTATCGGCTCAAGGGTCGTGCTCTTAAGACAGGAAGTAGTCCCCTCAAGATCTGGGAGACTACAGGTTCATTGGGATCAGTTGTCAGGATCCCGAGGGATGTTCAAGTTAGAACCGGTTGGGACATAATTAGCCCAGGTTATGATGACAG